GTCATCTGTTAGTTTACCACCGAACTTAAAGCAAGGATCAAAGAAGAGCCTGAATGGGTTTGTTAAACCACCAGCGTCTTCAAATAGTTTTCTGTAAAAACCTACTTTTCTACGTCCTTCATTAAAATCTCTAGTGCTTCCATCTTGAGCACCGCCTCTTCCCCATTCAAATAATCTAAAGGAGTTGTATTTTGGTGCTATTACATCTGTACTTTCAGAACCATTGTATTGTCTTACAACTTCGCCAAAGTTAATCAAACCACCTACAACAAAAACATTGTCATCGACTGATGTTACCCAAGGTTCTGAGCAGTTTGTTACAGCCCCAACAACAGGATTTCCTCCTAAATCATTGGCGATATTAGATGTAAAAGACCATAAATACCAACCATTCTTATAAATCCAAGCAATGTTTAACTGAGGTACTACAAAAATAAGTTGTTCGTGTTGTTCATCATATGATAAATGACATTTTTCTAGATTTTCTGAAAAGTCATAAACAAAATCAGGTCTATCATCGTCTAAACCAATAAAACCATTTTCTACAAAATAATGAATAAGAGGGTTGACTGTTTCAGACTGGAAAAATCTTTTTATTGGAAGACTTATTTCATCTGAAGAAAGACCTGTCCCTGAAACATACACGCCATTACGATCAATCCAATGAACTCTGTTTTGTCTGAATAGTACCGCTTGTGGTCCAAGACAACCAATATCATCATGGACAAGAACTGATCTACCAGATGATAGTAAAACTCCATTTGATGGCTGGTAATACCATGTTTGATTTTCAGACCAAACCATAATATTACTGTTGATTACAGCAATAGCAGTAATATCGCCAATCATTTCATGAAATGTAAAAGAGTTGTCGCCTATAATAGCGTTTGGAACTCCAACATCTGAGAAATAAATCGTTTTACCTGAAGCATAAATCAGTCTGCCTTCTAAAGCTTCTATTGCAGCAAATGACGATAACTCAGAATCCTGAATATAAGTAAAGGCATTTTGTTCAGCAAATAAGCCATTTTTGAAAGTAACTGGCGTAATAAGAGACGTTTCGCTGTAGCTGTTTGTTAGATCGTCGTTTAGTTCATTTTTTGTATTAACATTGTTAATATTTTTTTGTCTGTTACCTAGATATTGAGCTGGGTTGTATACCCATAATCCAGTTTCACTTCCAAAGTAAATCTTTCCCAAATACTGCTTAAAAAAGAAAGTAGAATCTTTAGCTAGGTCTATCTGTGCCCAGTTGGCTAAGTTGTTAGAAGTTTCGTAATATCCATGATAAAAGGCTGTAGATTGAAGCTCTTGGTCTTGTTCGGCAGTGTGCTGGTACAAAACCTCTTGCCAACTATTGTCTGTCTCATAATCATAAATGTTTACACAGTAGTATTGGACCACATCACCCAAATCTTCATCTTCTACTTTAGAACCTGTAAGAGGAGTTGTCTCTTTTAAAGCTGCGGTGTACCCAAACGCTAAAAATACTGAAATGATTTGTTTACTGCCAAACTCAGTAACAAAAGAAAAGCTTCCAAGGTGCTTTTGTAATCCATAAGTAGTACCAGTTGTGTCTATTGGACTCTGGGGGCTATTTATGTTTAAGGCATTTAGCGGAGCGTTGAACTCTTCAAGTGTGCCAAATCCTTCTCTTGTTTCAAATAAACCTCTGTTTTTATAAAGATTCTGAATAAAAACCGTATTATTGTAAGGATTTTGAAGTTCTATGCCTTCTCGGAGGATTTCTATTTCTTGCCTTGGTGCTGCCATTTATGTTTCCTTATAGTTTTTCTAGCGCTTTTTTGATCTTTCCAGTGCTTCATTTAGTATTGAAGATAATCCAACTCATCTGAAGCGACAACACTAGTATTCGCCCATGTCCTACCTTGGCTTAGATACTCGATCAAATCCAACTTTCTTTCTGCTAGTTGTTGCATTAGCACAGGATTAGCTGCAAAGTCCTTTATCTGGTATTGTTTACAAGCCAAAAGTGCAACTAAATCATGAAACTGGGTGAGGTCGTCAATGAAGACACCAGCACCTGATGTAGCAATATTAGCTAAGGTAAATGGGCTATCATTAAAACCCACATACTCTACAAGAATGTTTTCTACTTCACCTGAGAAGATAAGCTTGCTTCCTCTCAACATGTACAAGTTTATGCCATTTCTAACTGAAACTAGACTTCTAGATGGTTGCAAGTAGTATCGTGGGTTTCCTGAAGCCTCTGCTTGTGAAACTCGCATAATACGGTATAACCTATCACCTGCTGGAGTAGCGCCCATAATGGTATTACCAGTAAGCGTTGTTGCTAGGTCTAGTTCGTCGTCATTGACTGCTGTATAAAGTTCTTGAGTTGCATAAAAGTTAGAATCCTCTTCAGCAACTTGAGAAACAAACTCACGATAACCAATATTAAGAAACGTTACAGCGTTGTCAGGACTCATAAAAGTTTGGTCAGAGTCGTCTACATATTGTTTGAAAAGTTCTGCTACTTCAAAAGTTGTCATTTATTTACTCCGTTGCTCTGCCATTGATTACTGCAAGGTCATTGCCTTGTGGTTGCTGCCTTACTTGGCCTCTAGCAGTTTCATAAGCATTTGACATTAGAGCATTTTCCATCATAGCTTCCTGCATTTGTTCTCTAGCTGGTCCTGAAGCTGCTATTTGTTGTGCCAAAGCCTCTTGTTCGTATTCTCCAGACTTAGGCATCATTGGGAAAACCCTATCCATTGCTTTTGCTTCTTCTGGGTTTTCTGGATTTGGTGGTTTAAAACCTGCCAAAGCCACTAAGATATCTCGCATGTAGTCACGGATTGGTTCAGCAAGATCATAATATTCATCTGATTTCATGAAGCTACTAAATACTTGCAAGAATGTTGGAATATCATCATTGCTGAATATCTCAATCTGAGCGCCTGCTTTAACGCTATCCAAAATCTCTTGTGCATGGTTAAGGGCTCTTGTTTCTTCTAGGACATAGGCATTTCCTGTCTTAAATGAAAGCTCTTTTAGCGCTAGTTCTTTTGGAATCAAGCCGAGTTGCAAGAGGTTTAGAATCTTAGCGTCTCTGTCTTGTGCTTCGTCTCTGAATAAGCTACCTGCTTCTAGGAATACCTCAGGTGTTTCTACAATGTCGGTAGCATTTACTTTCTTAAACACCATAGAACCCATACCATCAAACATGCGGATATATTTATCTTTGGTGTAATATTTCTTCATCAGACAAAGAACACTTGTTGCCATATCTCTAACGGCATGTTCAATGTTTGTTTGTGTCATCATCAACTGTGAGACATCTTGTTGAGAAAGAGCTTCAATGGCCTTACCAGATGTAACGCCAACTGCTCTTTTACCAAGTGATGTTGAGTGAATACCAGCAACATCTAACATTTCTGATTGAAGTTTTGCAATGTTATCTAATACATAACCGGGTAATGGTGCCATAGATACTTGCTGTGGTACTCCACCTGCTGCATTATAATAGACAATCTCTCCCGGTGTTCCTCTAATAGCTGAACCATTTACGCCAGCAGTTTTAGGAATAAGCCATTTTGGGTTACTCATTAGTTCGACATTCTGAATAACTTGATTACGGGCTTTATTGTATAGGTTTTGCAAATCGATAATGCTTTCAATCATACCCTTACCCCAGACTTTATCTGGAAGATTAGTATAACGAATAAACTGAACTGGCATCTTATCTATTGGGTTTTCCCCACGGTATAGATATTTATCTCCAACTACAAATGCATGTTTACCATTTTTGAAATAGATTTCATAAAGTTCTACTCTGGGATAGAAATATGACCCACCATTGTAAGTTTGTGTATTGGGGAGGGAAGTATCCTCATTTGAACTCATTGAAACTGTTGGAGCAGCATCAATCTCTTCTGCTTTTTCTGGATAAGCTTGTTTTAAATCTTCTTTACGGACTATTGTTCGCAAAGCTATATAACTAGAATCGTCTGGATGGTTACAACCGGGTTCAAAAAATACATCATATGGAGAGACAACCTCCATTGTTACGCAGCCTTTGTCGGGATCATAGTGCTCTTGAAGAGCTACAGACCCACAAGATACAAGCCATTCGATTGCTTTGACTAGTTTATCTTTTACTTTGTCTGAATGATAAAAATATTTAATAAGTTCTTCTGAAGATTTTGCTTTTGCTATGTCTTCATTAGAAGGTGAGGCTGGAAGGACCGCAATACCGGGATAGTTTGTAGTTAAACGACTTGTAATAGCTCTGTACAGGTTTAAAACAAGGTTTACTACAAGCTGATTACGACCGGGTTGATTACGAAGAGTTACATATTGTCTTAGGGTTTTATCAAAACGGACGTTTTGTTGGCCGTTTAGATACATAAGAGATAAATCCCAGAGCCTTGTTTCTGCGATTTTTGAAGTTTTTGAACTTTCTAGGAGACTTTTTATTCCTTTAGGATATCCTTGTTCATCTAATAGTGATTTTGTATTATCCATTTTCTTTAAATGCTCCTATTTTTTCTAAAAACTTTGCTATTTCTAAACCAGAATCTGCTATTTGCAGTCCTTTATCGGCAATGTCAGTTACTTCTTGGCCTGAATCTGTCGCCCGCATACGCTTCATTTTTTCTGTTTCTTGTGTTTCTTCAATAGCTTTATCTGCTTTTTCTGTAAGACCACCTTCAATAAGATCGCTACCTAAGCCTCCAACTTGTTTTCCAAGTTTTGTGCCTTCCACTGCACCTTTAGGGCCGCCGTATATACCACCAACAATGCCACCTGTGGCTGCTAAACCAAGTTCCAAAGCTTGCCCGAGCCCTTTTCGTGTTTTGGCTTTTTTCTGAAGTTCTCTGGCGGCGACTTGTCTTGCTGCCATCGCATTTTTTAGCGCCTCTTCGGCTGCTTGATCTTCGAAAGCTTCAGAGCCTAGCGAGCTTTTTCCTGTAAGACCTTTAGATTTAAAACTCATTATAATCTCCAACAGACTGTCCATCCAACTCGGCCAGACGGGTAAACTCTTTTTCTTTTTCTAGTTTGTAAGTTTCCATATCCGTTTTTGCCTTAATAAAGTGTTCAGCCCTATGTATTAACACGCAGAGCTTTATAGCTAAACAAGCTAATACTATTCCTAAAAGTATTTCCATTTTATGTCTCCTTATAAGCCCAGCAGAACCCGCCTGCTGATTTACGTTTGCCTGTACAGACTGATGGAATGTTTCCCCGTTTTATTCCTAAAGATTTTGCTGCATCTATTGCTGAAGGCCACTCTTTGATAAACTCGCCGCTTTTGCTGTACTGTACGATCGGGATTTTCTTTGCTCCACCGGCTGGCCGAGGTCGGCCCTTCTGTACTTCAGAGATTTTTTTTCTCGTTTCGGGTGAGTGTTTTTTACCTAGCCGTGATGGAGGTTTTGCTGCAATAGGGTTAAGATTCAGTTCTGGCTTATAAAAGTCCAGCATCATTTGTTCTTTTTCTAAAAGTTTTTCTTCTTCGCAATAAATAAACTCGTAAAACACATGTTGTTCCCAGCCGTACTTCATGATAGAGTTGTAGATTTTCGTTTGGTCCTTACAATGGCCTCTGGCATATTGTCTTTTTCTACGCTTAAAGTTGTTTGTACTACCTATGTATAGCTTACCTTTTGGATTTCTGATGTAGTATATGCCTGAGTTCATTTGTTCTCCTTAATAAAAAAACCCCGTAGGGAGGCACACTTAGTATACCATCCCTACGGGGCTCTGTCTAGCTTACTTTACGCAATCTTAGACCGCAACACCTACTAACGCACCGTTAGCATTTGGACGCTCGCAGTAGACATCTGCGTAAATGCGGTAATAGCCTTCATACGAATCTACACCAGCAGCGCCAATGCCTGCTCTAGCAAGAATATTGCCGTCTAGATCGGCAAATCCGGGCTTCTCTAGTTCAGCCATTTTCCACTTCTTGGTATGCAAGAAGTAAAGCATGTGCTTACCAGCATCTACA